GGTCAAGCCACGCCGCCGACGCCTTTGGCCTCATGTGCATCACCTACGAAGAACACGCCGCGCCGACGCCGAACGCGGAGAATTTCAGGATACCGCGCGGACGTGGCGGAAGCTGGTTGGGGGCGTGATGAACGCAGATGATCTGGTCAAGCGCGCTCGCGACCACATGAGCGAGGCGATAGACGCCGACCGCGAAAACCGCGAGCACGCGCTTGACGACCTGCGCCACCTGATCGGCGAGGGCCAGTGGCCCGAGAATGTCCGCGTCGAGCGCGAGCAGAACAACCGCCCGTGCCTGACGATCAACCGCCTGCCGCAGTTCCTTCGCCAAGTCACGGGGGATATTCGTCGCCTCAACCCTTCGATTGACGTTTTGCCCGGCGATGACATGGCGTCCGACGACGTGGCCGAAATCATCGAAGGGCTGGTGCGGCAGATCGAATACAAGTCCGGTGCGACGAACATCTATGAAGGCGCGGCGGAAAGTGCAGCGGCCTGCGGGATGGGCTTCTGGCGCATCATGGCCGAATGGGAGGACGACGAGACCTTTAACCAAAGCATTCGGATCAAGCGCATTCCGTCGCCCTTCTCTGTCTATTTCGACCCTGCCGCACGCGAGCCGACACGCTCTGATGCGGAATACTGCTTCGTCACCGAAAGCATGTCGCGGGATGACTTCGAGGTGACATATCCGAAGGCCAAGCCCATCGACGCGGAGCATGACGCGGAAACGGACGGCTTGCAGCACTGGCACCACGCCAATCGGGTGGTTGTGGCGGAATACTTCTGGAAGGAAGCGCAGGAGGTAACGATTGGCCTCCTGTCGGATGGAACGGTGGTTGAAAACCCCGTCGCGCCGTTGCCGATAGTGCGTCAGCGCGTTGTCGATCGCCCCAAGGTCATGTGGGCGAAGATGACCGGCAAGGAGGTTATCGAAGGCCCGACCGAGCTGCCGAGCCGGTATATCCCCGTCGTGGCCGTGATGGGCGAGGAATTGCCCGTCGAGGACAAGGTTTATCGTGCCAGCGTGATCCGGCACGCGAAAGACCCGCAGCGGCTCTACAACTACTGGCGGTCGGCGCAGACGGAACTGGTCGCGCTGCAACCTAAGGCACCGTATCTTGTCACGGCCAAGCAGGTTTCTGGTTACGAGACGTTCTGGAACGAGGCGAACAACTCCAACCGTCCGTATCTGCCCTATAACGTGGACGAGAAGGCGGGCAATCCCCCGGCCCGCGCTACGCCGCCTGTCGCGTCACAGGGCATGATGCAGGAGGTTCTGACGGCCTCCGAGGATATGAAGGCTACGACGGGCATTTACGATGCCGGGTTAGGCGATCAGGGCAACGAAAAGTCCGGCATCGCCATTCAAAGTCGGCAGATGGAAAGCGACATTTCCACGTCGATTTACACCGACAACCTCGCGCGGGCTATCGAGCAGTCGGGCCGCATCATCGTGTCCATGATCCCGCGTGTTTACGACACCAACCGCTTTATTCGCATCGTCGCCAAGGACGGATCGCAGAAGGCCGAGCAGATCAACGGCGTCCAGGTCACGCAAGAGGGCGTGCAGATGGTGAACGACCTGCGGTCTGGGCGCTACGACGTGCGGGTGAGTGTCGGGCCGAACTACACTACGCGGCGTCAGGAAACCGCGCAAAGCATGATTGATTTCGTGCAGGCGTTCCCGGCGGCTGCGAATGTCACGGCGGACCTCGTGGCGCAGAACATGGACTGGCCGGGTGCCGATCAGTTCGCGGAACGGCTCAAGAAGATGCTGCCGCCCGGTGTGCGTGATCCGGAGGACATGACGCCGGAAGAACAGGCGCGGATGCAGCAGCAGATGCAAATGGAGCAGATGCAGTTCCAGATGCAGCAAGCGGCACAGCAGATGGAATTGCAGAAGGCGCAGGCGGAAGTCGAAGAAACATCGGCGGATGCCATTGAGGCCCGTGCGGACGCGCAGAAGACGCAGGTTGAGGCGGCGCAAGCTGCCCTCGAACTGGCCATGCAGAACGGCCAGATCAACGCGGTCATCAATCAGGCAGTGAATGAGGCCGTGGCGCGCGCCTTGCAGGCGCAAATGCAGCCAGCCCCGATGCAGGGGCGCTTCTAAACGAGGAAACCTATGGACGAGCAGCAGACCCCCGCCCCCGAGGAGGCGGGTGATGAAGTCGTGGCCGATCAGGCTGCGCAAACCGAAGAAGAAAGCACCGAGGAAAAGCCCGAGGCCGAGGCCGAGGACGGCGAAAGCGGTGAAGGCTCCGAAAAGGAGCAAATGAGCCCTTCGAAGGCCCGCCGGGAACGGCGGAAGGCGGAAATGGAGCGCCTGCGCACCGAGAAGGAGGCAGCGGAACGCGAGGCCTGGGAGCTTCGTCAAAAGCTGGAACAGAGTGGCGGGAACGAGCCTGCCCCGAAGCGCGAAGATTTCCAGGACTACGAGGAATGGCAAGCGGCGCTGGCGGCGCACAAGGTCATGTCTCAACTCAGCGCGCGGGAACGTGCGCAACTCGAAAGTCAAGCGAAGGAACGCAGTTACGCCCTTCAACAGCTATCGCAGCGCGAGCAGGCTGAGTTGGCCCAAATCTGGGCCGACCAGGAGAGTGACGCACGGCAACGGTATGCTGATTACGATGCGGTGACACGCAATCCTGATCTGCCGATCACGCAGGCGATGGTTCAGATGATGGCGGCGTCCGACAAGGGCGCTGACATTGCCTACCACTTCGGGACCAACCCGCAGGAAGCCGCCCGGATCGCGCAACTTCCACCGATGCAGATGGCGAGGGAAATGGGTCTGATCGAGGCCAAGGTTTCCCTGCCGAAAGCACCAACCCAAACCCAGGCCCCTGATCCGGTCAAGCCCGTCAAGCCGAAGGCAACGGCGACCAAAGACCCCGCGAAAATGTCGATGTCGGAATACATCGCGGCGCGGAATTCGGGCCACTGCGTCCACCGGGAATACAAGAAGGAGTTTACCGGCGGTCAGGGATCGTCGGTCAGCATCCGCAAGCCGGTCAAGTTCTACACGGCGGATGGCGCGACCCGCGTCAACCAGGACGTGGAGGAAAAGACCACGGCGATCACCGTGGATGAGCGCAAGCACGTGTCTTGGAAGTTCTCGACGCAAGACCTTACGCTGTCCATCGAGGAGTATTCGGAGCGGTATATCAAGCCCGCGATGATTACCCTCGCGAACACGGTGGATCGGTCGATCCTCGGCCTTTACACGCACGTTTTCAACTCGGTCGGCACGCCCGGCACCACCCCGGCGAACTATTCGGCGGTAGCGGATGCCGCGCAGCGTCTGGACGAGATGGCCGTGCTATCCGACAACCGGCACATGCTGATGAACCCCGCTGCCCGTTACGCGGTGGCAGGCGATCAGCTCACGCTGGATAGCGTCGGGACCAAGGGCAAGTCTGCGTATGAAAAGGCGTTGATGGGCGAAATCGCCATGTTCGACACCTATTCGACGCAGAACATCCAGAACCACACGGTTGGTGCACATGGCGGCAGCCCGCTGGTGAACGGTGCCAGCCAGAACGTCACTTATGCGAACGCAACGAGCGGTTCGACCACGGGTTCGACCTCGCAATCGCTGGTGACGGATGGGTGGTCCACGTCGGTGACAGGCGTTCTGAAGGCTGGCGACGTGTTCACGATTGCCGGTGTCTATGCCGTGAACCCGGTTCCTGGTGAGGGCACCACGGGCAAGTCGGTGATGCCGTATCTCCAGCAGTTCACGGTTCTGTCGGATGCTGACAGCGACGGCACGGGGAATGCAACCCTGACCATTTCGCCTGCCATCATCACGTCCGGTGCGCAGCAGACCGTTTCGGCGGCTCCTGCGGACAACGCGGCGATCACGGTGCTCGGCACGGCGTCCACGGCGTATCCGCAAAACCTCGGCTTCCACAAGAACGCATTTGCGCTTGTGACCGTTCCGCTTGAGATGCCCGATGGCGCGGCATTCAAGGCGCGGGAAAGCCACAACGGCCTGTCGGTGCGGGTAGTCAAGGACTACGACATCGCCGAGGACGAAGACATCATTCGTCTCGACATCTTATATGGAGTCGATGCCATATATCCCGAATTGGCGTGCCGCCTCTGGGGTTAATGACAACGG